TCTTTCAAATGTATATACTGCCCCTACAGGTTTGTCTTTAAACTCAACCTTTACTTTGTAGTTAAATTTCATAATTAATCCACTCGTGATATTACTTGGGGGATAATTCCCCCTGCCCTTATAACTTCTACCATACAGCCTATTTCCAGTCCAAGACCTTCAATAACTGCACTATTATGTAAAGTTGCTCTTGATACTATAGCGCCATCAATATTTATTGGCTCTAGTACAGCCACTGGCGATATTGCACCACTCTTTCCTACTTGCCATAGTACATCTAATAGTTTTGTTACTATGCCATCAGGCTTTTCTTTTAGAGCAAAAGCTCCTCTTGGGTGTTTTGATGTATAACCAAGTTCTTCAAAGTAATTATTATTATCTACTCTGAACACTTCGCCATCATGAGGAAACTCTAAATAAGGACTATCTATGCAGGTTTCAAATCCCCACTCATTAAGTTTTATTAAATTATCAGTATAAGACTCCTCTAAGTAGGGTTGTATTCCATATGCTATAAAGAATACTTGTCTTTCTTTGAACTGAAATAAAGATTTTAAACTTAATGCTCCCGCTGCATAATTTCTTGCATTAGGAATTGTTTTAGGAGCCACTAACTCTCCTGTTATTTGAATAGGTATTGCTGTAGCTTCTTCGGGTAAATCGAATTGTAATAATTCTCTCATTTGTGGAGTACAATCTAGTCCTGCTGTACCATCTCCTCTAGTTAGAGCTTGATTTAGCTTTCCATTTAAGTATGTCAAAGCTACTGCAGCACCGTCTAGCTTAGGGGTAACTACTACAGGGTGTCTTCCATAATTGGGAGGCTTATCTCCTTCATAGACTTTTTGTAAAGAATACATAGGGTATAAGTGTTTAAATCTAGAATCTCTTGGCTCAAGTTCATGTCCAATATCCTCTATTAAACCTGAACGCTTTTCTAATACATCATATAATTCATCAGGTATTAGAGGCATACCATTGTAGTATGCTATTCTAGCTCTATTGATAAATGCTTCAAGTTCTGTTGTCGGATTATAACTCATCTTCCTATGTCCTTTATTTCATTTTTAGGTATAACTTGATAGGCTCCTTTGTTGTATGCTGGAGCCACAGTATGTTTTCTACTTTCTTCAAGTTTCCAATCTGTTTTTGATGTAGAATTACTCGATATTGATTTAAGTCTTTCAAGAAACTCCTCTTTTGTAGAGCAAGGTTTCTTGGCGCTCCGTAAGGGATTTGAACCCTTGCTAACTGCTCGACAGGCAGTCGTCCTGACCTGACTAGACGAACGGAGCTTTCCTTTTCTTTTGAGTTTGCGACCGAATTGGTCATAATTCATACTACCTTTAATAATCATAGATATATTATACTAAGTTTTAAACCAAATGTCAAGAACTATTTTTAGGTGAGGTAAATTTGGTCTAGGACATCTTTAAATTCTTTTTCAATAACTTCCTTACTTTCAGCAAGGGAAACTATTTCAAGCATTCCTGCAAGTAGATTCCTAGTATTTGTGAAATCAATGGGCATGGTAATACCGTCTCGACTGGGTTTCCATTCTTCCTCGAAGTCTAGATAGTATTTTCTTATTGATATGTATTCTGTTTCTCGAAAGGTATTAATGACAAGACGCACTTGTTCTGTGTCAGTTTCCTGAATTACTTTTTCATAGATACTTGGTGCCGTTAAATCAATCATTTTTTAGTATCTTGTTTAACGGTAGTATGCTAATTACACTTTTAAATTTAAGTAATCTATAAGAGTCAGTATCCCAACAAAACAAAAGCACTGTGGAAGCATCTTCCTTTGCACGAGTTTTCTTTTCTTGTATATACTTCGTAGAGAAATCTCTAGTGCATATATTGTATTTTTGTTTCCTTGACCTTAAACTTTTATAAGTTATTACTGCGTCCCCTGCTTCATCTATCTTCTTCTTGAAGTCATCTTTTGTCATTCTTCCTCCGAACTAATCCAACAAAATATTTTGAATCGTTAGTTGTCGAGGTGGTCTTGACAGGTAAGACTAAAGCAAGAGGGACTTAGTCCCCCTTGCCAGCAACAGCAATGCTAACTGTGTATGTTCTCTACTATATTGGCAAAGTAAACGGCAGCTTTTCCTGTAAGTTTAGCAATGATAGCTTCATCTACATTCTGTCCAGCATCTACTAGAACAGAAGTCAGCTTAGCCTGAGCATCAGCAACACTCACTCTTCCTCCGCCATTTCCGTTTGATTTACTTGAAGTAGAAACAGGGTTTTTTCTAACATATACTCCAGCTTTTGTGAGTATCATTCTTACCCCGTTTGGAGATTCGCCTAGCTCTTCAGCTATATCTTTGACTATCTCCACAGAAGTATCAGGTGTAGGTTCTTGTTCCTGATACATTTCTACGGCTTGCGCCTTCTTTGCATCGTCCCATGCCATTCGTTTTCTCCTTGTTTTACCAAATTTTAATTCATATTCGCTACGAGATGATGTGTTTCTAAAGCCAGGTGCCCAACCAGTTGCTTGAATCATTTGGCTATAAAATCTATCACTCATAACTTACTTTTTCTAATTATTATATTATACTAAAAATTAGAGGTGAAGTCAAGAACTATTTTTCACTTACTTAGAAAAATGCTTAGATAATGTATCTAATTCTTCCTCAGCAGCGGCTAACTTTGAAAGTTCTCCTCGCATTGCTTCTATGATGTCTGGGTGTTCTCCAATCCCTGCAGGATTATCAAAATAAACAGTTAGGTTTGCTTTGTGTTTTGCTACTTCTCCTGATAAATGTATTATCAGTAATTTTAATAGTTCATTCTTCATCTTGTTCTTTTCCTATAATAAAACTTTTTTGATTATGAAGCCATTGTTGTAAAATCATAATTTGCTTCAATTGATGCGAGCTATCTTCAGAATTTACTAATTTTCTTTGATGCAGGTCTATTGCTCTAACAATATTAGCTACATGGTCTTGCCACTCAACTCTATGAGTGGTTGTAAATTCTCTTTTGGGCATTTTACTGATTATGCTTTCTTTTTGCAACTTTTCCTTCCCAATCTTCGATAGCTTTTCTTATTCCTTCTTCTGCTAAAATTGAACAATGCAACTTAATTGCAGGAAGGCTTAGTGCTTCGGCGATTTCTTTGTTTGTTATTTGTTTTGCTTCTTCTATTGTTTTGCCTTGTAGCATATCTACAAACAAAGATGAAGAAGCAATGGCAGAGCCACAACCATAAGTCTTAAATTTGACTCCATTTATTATTCCTTCATCATTGAGGCGAAGTTGTAGTTTCATGACATCGCCGCACGCAGGTGCTCCCACCATAGCTGTTGCTACATTGGGTGCCTGTGGGTCAAATTTACCAACTGCAAAGTCCTTTGGATTTTTAAGGACTTTCTCAAATCTATCTACTACTTCTTTACTGTATGCCATTATACATTTATTCCCATCATTCCTCTTGCAAAACCTTTTATGAAATCATCAGTTACGCTAGGTATTAACATAACTAAAATCAAAAAAGGCATAACTAGAGAGAACATAACAAATACTATAAGGGCGGCTCTAACTTTTAGCCTAACCATTATATTATTCGGCTGTGCTGCTCTAACAAAGTTCCATGCAGGTATGTATAAACTATACATAGCTGTTAGAACTCCTGCAAAATAGAATACTGCTATTGTGGTGGTTAATTCCATATTTATTTCCTATCACAAGTATTTCTCCAAGTGTTTAATACTCCCTATATCATAAGCGAGAGCAAAACTATAATATCCTGCTTTTCTTCCATCAAGCCACGGCATAAGTGTATCACTTAAATCGCACGGCGTTAAAACATCAACTTTATATCCTCTAGCGCCATACTTTTGTAAGTAATCACATTCTTTTAAGCCAGGCTTACTTCTTTGATATTCAACTGTAAGTTCGTATTTAATTATACCGAAGTTGTTTTCTCTTGGAAGCCAAACTTTTTCGCCCACTTGGAATTCTTCTGCTACACATTCATCAGGTAAAAGTGTATCTCTCTTTTTATCATAATTAGAAGGTTGTTTTTGTGGAACTCCCAATCTATTTATGATATTTTTTACAAATGCAGGAGAACGATACATTCCCTCTGCAATGTTAGATACATTTTGTCCATCAATGTAGCCCCTTACGACTTGACTTATTTCTTCTTGAGAAGCAGCTTTGCCTCTCTTTTCTGCTTTAAACCTCTCCTTTCTAGCAAGAGTTTGTTCAAAGTCATCTATTATATTCTGAAGTCTGGTCGTGTTATACCTAATATTCAGAATTTCACAAGCTTCTTTCTTTGTAATAGGACTATCTTGTCTTAATAAACTAATAACCTTACTGATACTTTCATCAGTAAGGTTCTCATGAGCTTTCTTTTTTACTACTCTCATTGTGCAGTAATCCTTTTTTCAGTCCAAGCTAGTTCTTCTTCCCACCATTCTGGTTGTCCTCTGACCTTCCAAGTTGCGAAGGTACCTTTATCTTCGTGGTAGAACTTTCTGTATGCCTCAACTGCATTATCTCCTTTGCATGACTCAGGCATAGCGAGTGCAAAGGGCGTAAGTCCACGCCTAGGTATATCGAGTACGGGGAGGTTAGATACGACTTCATGCATTGACTTGTGAGACTTACCTCCATATCTATATCCGTACTCCTTGTTGAGTTCATCTGTGAGTCTATATAACCATTCATAGTTGTCGAGACTACTGCGTACCCAGATGCTACAAGGGTGGTTATGCATAGTAGGAAGATAAGGGAAATCACGAGGGTCATTCGTTTTTTGTTCTCTAACTTTTTCCCATTCTTTACTTTCGAGTTTTCTTGGTATGAACCCTGCATACTTATTTATCCAATGTGCTGTGCACAATAACTGTGCAGACTCTAGTATCATTTTAATAATATGTTTATCGCAGTGATACTGCGCACACTTTTCAATGTTTTCATCTAATATAAAAATATTCATAATGATATATTATACTAAAAATGAAACCAGAAGTCAAGAACTATTTTGAGTTAATCTTATTTTTTGAGGTGCCAGCATATAGTCCAAACCACGCTGCCCCTGCTCCTACAATAATACTTATTAGACCTGATTGCTCTAATGTTGGAGCCTCTAAGTCCATAAACCACATTGTAGAATAGTATAATAAAAACATATAAATTCCTAAAAATGCTCTAGGAAATATCCTCCAACTATCAACTGCTTGTGATAAATATATCCATTTTTGATAGGGATTTTTACTACTATCGACTGTTTTTGTGTCTACTTCTAGTTCAATCTGTATGGTCTTTTTCTCCACATCAGCCATCACCATTCTCCTCAGCCCATTTTCTAACGGACTCTTTTGAAACTTCATCTTTAGTTTCTAAGACTATTATTCTGTCCTCTAATTCTTCTATCCAATCTTCTAAATCTTCAAATCTAGCTTGAGCAGCAGGGTTTTTATCAAACCATTTACTTGCTTTGCGCATAGCCCACCACTCTTTAATAAACTTTACCATTTCTCACTATAGTGAAACTCGCCTGTATTATAATCCCAGCCGTTTGTTTGTTTAAAAACTTTTTTTCCATATGCGTCAAGATGTAATTCTTCTTTACTAATAGGGTGTGAGTGTGTCATTGGGTCGTGGTCTGTACCTATATATTTAAATGCTTTTGAGCCGTCTGAATATCCGCCTTGTCCTTCTAACTTACAAGGAGGAACATGGTCAAACTCACGCTCACATTCACAGTTGTGTTTTACACTATACTTACCTATATCTAAATTACTACCATAGATGTACTCTCCATTAGTCATCTTCATATAAATCATTTCATGCACTTGTGCCATTATCGTTCCTCTTTAAAACTTTTTCTTGTTCTTCTATAAATTCTAAATAAGGACATTTGTCCTCTTTCTTTTCTTCTTCTTTCTTAAATAAATTCTTGTACCAACTAATCAGCAACTGTAGTGACCTCCCTATAATATACTATTACTTGTTGTAGTTCTGTTATAAATCTTTTTAATTCTTGAGTATTGTATGCCATCAATTCATAGTCTGGAACTGACATAGCAAAAAATACTATCTGCCCTTCGTCTTTTTTAATTCTTTCTAAGAACTCGTCTATGTTCTTTTCTGATACTACATACCATTTGGGCTCTTTTAAATCTATTTCTCTTGGTAATGCAGGTTGTATTATCTGCCTATCTACAGGCTTTGCACTAACACTAATCTGTCTTGTCGTTGCACAATTCGTTAGCACTATTGTCAAGACAATCAATATTCCTACTAATTTCTTCGATTGCATCAAATACCTCTTTTGTAGCTTTATTAGCTCTTGTTTCTATTAAGCCAGGCTTTGCAGCTGCTAGCTTAGTTAGATTGTGTCGTCTAAAAATATCAAGATAGCGATTCATTTCTCTTTGTGCCTCTTGACTTCTTTTAGTTAATTCTGTTAGTTCTTGTCCTTGTGTGGCAAAATCTTCTTGTAAAGTAGATATAGTTTCTTCTTGTGTTTGTACTGCTACATTTAGTTGTGCATTGTTTTCTCTTAGTCTTTGATTTTCGTTCCAAAGCCAAGCACAAGCTATACTTAATACTACTATAATTCCTATAAATACTTTACTCATTGTCCACACACTACAAAGACGCCATCAACTACTTGACAGCTATCTCCTTTCTCCAGCATTATACTTCCTGCTGAAGCTTCTTTTTCAAACTTTTTTATAAATTTTTCACTTGCTTCATCATATGAAACAACTACATTTTCTTTACTACAGCTTAATCCTAACATTGTAAAACTTACTATTGTAAATAAAAATATAGGGCTAAAATTTATTAGTAAATTTTTATCCATTACAATCTCCTTTTTATTTCGTCTGCAATAAAATAACCAATGCCTATCCATATTGCAACATTAAAAATAAAGAAAAAGATTTTCTCAGGAATGGTAAAAATCCAAATTAGTATTTCCATTACTTTCCTCTTTTATTAATCGTTGTAAAAACCAGTTAGCTTTCTGTAAATCTTCTAAGCCGTTCTTCTTTTCGTATCTCCATAGATACTTTATTATACTTGCTTTTAAGTATCCTTTAAACTGTTGCTCATTTAATGAAGCTTTTATTGCTTCAATACATTCTAT